ATGGGAAAGGTAACGTAAATAAACGCCTCTAATGCCCCTTCTAAGGCTTTTGAAGCACCCATTGCAACCTTTGCCATCATTCCAACTTCAGATTCGTAGGTTTTTGTCTTTTCGGGGGTGTAAGCAACGGGGAACTTTCCCCTAGTGGAAAACCTTGGCCTCCCTTTGGCTACGGGGTGACCGTAAACCGTGAACATTATTTGGATCATTTTTTGTCTTTCTGTTCATTCATGCGCTTGCGTAAATCATCAGCGGCTTTCTGGCCACGTTTCTTGGCTATATCCAACAGGGTTTGTTGCCACCAGTAATGGGCTTCCCCCCGTCCTTCCTCCAGCGCTTTCTTTTTGAATCGTCTGATCCATTCCTTTGCTTCCGATTCCTTCATAGTCTCCCGTAAGTTCAAGCGCTCTTGTGATGACAAAGTGGCTAAATTGTTGGCCTTCTCTGACCCGATCAAGGATTTTGTGGGCTTCATAGTGATTCATAATTTTGATAACCATTGGTCATACACCTGGTCAGCAATTTGAGCCGTCATCACTGGCGGAACGCTCATGCCAATCAAGTAGTGGTACTGTGTTTTCCCAAAATCATAGTCTTGCGGATACGAGCCAATACAGCAGCTTTCGTACTTATTTGGCTTTCTATATTCATCAAACAAATAAAACACATCTCCATTAGATGTAAAAGTATTTGGAGTTTCTTCAGCATGGATGTAGTAGTTGTTGAAGCATGAATGTTTTTCATAGGCCCTCATCAATGTATCAGCAAAATTTTTGTCTGATTTTTGCCTAAGACTCCAATATTCAAACATCTTCCCTCTACTAGCTGGTCGGTCATCAACTCCCTGTTGATAAAACTCTTTAAACCGAATCGGTTTTTTATTAAATTCAAATTTTAATCTAGGGGCTTCTGTAAACATATCCACAGGCTCTAAAAAAGGTGTTGCTAGGTCTTTACGCAGGGCAATAAAAAAAACTCTTTCCCGCCTTTGAGGTATTCCCATCGTTGATGCATCAAACAACCAGTGTTGGACAATGTATCCAGCTGCATCAAATGCTTCATAAATGCGTGTGACGTAGGCCCTAGCCTCACCTATCAACAACCCTTTTACATTTTCAGCAATCACCACCTTTGGCTGTAGTTTTTTAGCCAAATCAATGAAATCAAAGAAAAGAGTATCCAAGACCTGTTCTGCTTGGCCTTCTCTAAACTTTTTTTCTTTTCCCCAGTCATCACCTCGGTTTCCTGCCATTGAAAAACTAGAACATGGAGGTGAGCCATCAAGAATGTCTAAGTTGTAAAGTTCTTCAGGCAAATTATTTCTGTTTTTAAATGTTTGAATTGGCTCAAGAAAAGCATATTTAGGACTGTGGTTTGTCTTATAGGCTTCAATCATCTTAGGATCAATTTCATTGCATCCAAGAACATCAAATCCGGCTAATTTATAGCCCATTGTTGAACCTCCACCACAAGCAAAGCATGAAAACACTTTACCCTTGTCTTTTGTAAAGTTTGCTTCTGCAAGAGTCCATTTATATGGAAATTTATGTGTCATGCTTTACCCCTTAATGCTGCCATCTTTGCCAAAACTTCTAAAGATGGGGGAACGGCTTTTTTGTCATCAGCCCTAATCTTTTCTAATGCGGCATCAGGCTTGTTATTCATTGGAACTGTGAGCCTCACAACGTCATAAGGGTTTTGTTTGGGTGCATTGGTGCTTCTGACCCAATTACGCCAGGTTGCAAACCAATCTAGTTTCACACCTTTCTGACCAGCTTGGGCTATCCAATAATCTTTAAATTGGTCAAAGGTTTTTATGGGGTTAAGTTCAGGTCTTGTCTGCTGACAAAATTCTTCCCATTCTTTTGTTAAACAAAAATCAGAAGCGAGGCGTTTGCCGAGTATCTTCTTTTGGTTATTGGTTATTGGTTTATGGTTTATGGTTGCTATTGGGGTAGCATTAGGGGGGCTAATAGCCTCCCCATTGGGGGGTGTTGCCCACCTCTTAGCCGCCCCACGTTTACCAGCTATTGAAAACTCTTTGTATTGCTTAATTTCCTTGTCAGCCCTTGGGTTTACAAAGCCTTCTGGTGTGGACAAAAAGAATTCATTTAACACCGTCATTACATCTTCCTCATGTTCACGCATCCCAATTTGACGGGCAATGTCCCTGTGCTTTATTGGTTGCTCATGAAGAAAATAGAAATCAAGCAAGCGCCTGTTCGGAACGGGGATCAATCCATTCCTAGCCGTGTTTCAAACAATCTTAATCCAAAAACCAATCTGGACGCAACAACTTTAATTGCCAAACCCTTGCTTGAGGCACAGTTTTCCATTGGGACACAGCTGCCTGGCTGATGCCTAACAACTTAGCAAGCTCATTCTGTGAGCCAGCTAATTCAATAAACTTATTTTTATTCATAAGCCAAATTATATAACATTTGCATAAAAGCAACATTAGGGTTTGTCCCTACAAAATAATTGTTGACCTTTGCATAAGTTGGCTTATAATTCACCCATGCCCTGAACTTCTCGGGGTCTTTTAAGGAAACAAAATGACAAACGCAACAACTTTTGAAGTCCCATCAAAACAAACAAAATTTGGCAACATTGTTCGCCACCCTGTTGGTGTCTTTAGTCGCACTAATCCTTTATGGACAGGCACAGGCAATAGTGGCAAGAAATTTTTAATTTCTACAAATGGTACTTGGTATTCCACTTATAACAACTCCAAGAAAATTTCTCTTGGTTACAAGTTAGATGAAGTTTCTAAAGCATTAGAGCAACTGTAAAAATATTTTTATTAAGTGTTGACATTTCTTTATAAGATAACTTATAATTAAACCATGCCCTGCTTTTGGGGTCTTTTTAGGAGGTCTTATGACCGATTTCACTTTCTCTCCCGCTGACTTTAACGCTACTGAAATCACAGTAGTCGCCAACACTCCAGACGCCAAGGAGTACCTCGCAGAGCGTTATGGCTTTGCTTGCGTTTCTATCAACATTCGCAAGTCTGCTGCACCAGACCTTGCTGATAGTTTTGAGTTTCAAGGTCTTAGCTACTCTTGATTAATAGGGCTTCGGCCCTTTAAGGAAACAACATGACTGAATTTAAACTCCACTATTACTTTGATGACGTTGTGTCTTATGACAATGGCACAACGCTAGAAAACGTCAAAGTTGGCTATGACTACTACCCCGCAGAAATCAATATGCCGCATGACCACAACTCAGCGGAAATCTACGATGTGTTTGTCTTTAACTTAAAGGGTGATGACATTTCTTGTGATCTGCCTTTATCCGAATTTCAACACATCATGTCTGAAACCAAGATTCACCACGCTCGTATGCTGAAAGAAAAAAATGAAATCTAAGATTATTCAAACCCTTGTTGAATGGACGCTTGCCATCATCATTTTTGGCGGTATTGGTGTAATGCTTGCATGGAGGGGCTAACCATGCTTGACCTAATCAAAGATTACTTTCGCTTGCCATCAGCAAAAGAGATAGCAGCCAAGGAACTTGAATCAGCCCAACGCAAGCTGTTAGACGCTCTTAGCGCTCAAGAATATGCAAGGCGCATGGCTGACTACCACTCAGACCGAATCAAACGCCTTACGGCTTATTTAAAGGAAGAAGCATGAACGTTCAAGAATTACTTAAACTGAATGTTAATGAGCATACAGAAAAGAAAGCCAATTTGACTTATCTGTCGTGGGCTTGGGCATGGGCTGAAGCACTCAAAGCTGATGACAAAGCCACCTTCAAAGTAGAAATGTTTGGCGACAAATGCTTCATGGACATTAACGGCACAGCAATGGTGTGGGTCACAGTCACTATGTTTGATAAGCCAATGACTTGCCAATTACCCGTGATGGATCACCGCAACAAAGCCATTCAAAGCCCTGATGCTTTTCAAGTTAACACCGCCATCATGCGTTGCATGACCAAAGCACTTAGCTTGCATGGCCTTGGCTTATACATCTACGCTGGTGATGATTTGCCGCAAGGTGATGAACCAGAGTCAACCATTGACCCAAACAGCATGACAGACTTGTTTCTGGCCATCCACAACGCCAAGACGCAAGATGAACTCAAGTTGGCTTACAAAATAGCTTACTCAGCTTGTGATGGTGACAAGGCTTGGCAGATCAAAGTGATTGCAGCAAAAGATGAAGCAAAGGGGAAACTATGATTGAAATGATTGAACAGCGCTCAGACCAATGGTTTGCAGCACGAATTGGCAAAGTCACCGCATCCCGTGTGGCTGATGTGCTTGCCAAGACTAAAACAGGATATTCAGCAACCCGTGACAACTACATGGCTCAATTGGTGTGTGAGCGCCTAACAGGGGAAAAAGGAGAAAGTTTTACCAATGCTGCTATGCAACACGGCACAGAAACAG